ATTCAAAATCTACATCATAGTCTGGGTCTGTTGAGTTATCAGAAAAAACAGAAACACATCTAGGAGAAAGTTTTAAATATCCTTTCTCATCAAAATTTACATTTCTTGTATACCAAACATTGCCTGATAAGTCAGATAAATTAGTTTGAGTATATTTATTATTTTGTGGTATTTTTATAGTCATATATTAAAAATAAGGAATTATATAATCAACATCTTGAATGGTAATAAGTACAAATCCTGTTGGTTTATCCATAACACTATAAGTAGCTGAACCAGATTCATTTACAACTTTATTATGTGCTGTTGCAGATACTCCACTTGCTCCACTATTTCCTAAAACACGAGCTTTAAATGCTTCTCCTACATCAAGAGAAATTGTTGTATTAGAATTTAAAGAGTTCATTCTTTTTGTTAATTCTTCTACTTGAATCTTTAATTGTTTTAATTCTTCATTCATTATGATTTATCTTGATTAAGCCAGCTTGTTACATTTTTTGTAATTGTATTCCATAGTCTTTGTTTAAGTGTTGTTAGAGTATCTGTAACAGAAGTTGTTTCCATATATATCTTATTAAGTGTTTTTATGAAAGTATCTATCACACTTTCTGTTTCTGAGAAAGTTGAAGCATAAGCTCCATAAATAACAACTATTTGTCCAATATTATCTGATGATGAGCTTCCTGTTGCGGCTGGAGTTCCTGTCGCAGTTGTTTCTGGTCTTGAAGCGTATGCCATTGAAGAAGAAAAAGCTGAACTATTTACGAATCCATCGTAAGATTCTGTCCAAGTTGGGTCTGATGTTGGTATTGTATATCCTGAAACTGATGTATTATCTACTGTTGTTGTAAAGAATAATAGCAAGCTATCGGCTACTGAAGGTGTAACTGTTGCAGCATTAATTGGATTACTTGCTCCTTGTCCATTTGCAGACGTTTCTATTGGAGATGAAATTCTTCCTGCTTGAATTTTTACTACCGCTAATCTAGCTTTTGAACCAGCACTTGCAGAGAAAGTAAAACTAGGAGAAGAAGCATCACCTGAATCTGCTGTTTTCCAATATATAGCTGAAGTACCTCCAAGACTACCCCCTCGTGCTGTTCTATCAATCAAAGTCCACCCTGCTGATGGTTTTGTTATTGTAGTAGCTCCGTTTGTATCATTAAATATATACTGTGCAACTAATAGATTTCCAACTGTTACACCACCAAGACCACTTCCTGCTGTTACAGAATTAGAAGCTGCGTTATTTGCTGTGTCTGATGATAAAACAGTTACTGACATTTAAGAAAATTTAAATTTATAAGTCATTGTTAATGAATCTCCGTTTATAACATTCACTGTACCTGTTAATGCACGCCCTAGCATTATTCCTGATGATGAAGCATTAAAAGCTCCAATTTCTTCTATTGCTGAAGTTCCAGTTACTGTATAAGTATTTGTTAGTTGTAATGTATCGTTAGTTTGAGTTGTTGTTACTCTTGAAACAGTTGCAGATACTCTTTGCAATCCATTAGTTGATATTTCAGCACCTAGAGCTGTTTGTCCAGCAGAAACGGCTGTATTTGATGTTCCTAATGCTAAGTAAGTAAAAGCTGCAATAGCTCCAGTATTACCAACTAAACCAGCCATAGCAGCAAAACCAACATTCATAATGCTGTTATTTACTAATTTATCTAAAATTACTTTACCATTTCGTACTAATTTTATATTTATTTGTCCTTTTGTTTTTGTTGAATCCATATTAGTGATTATTTTCTACGTTAGCTTTTAATTGTCTTTTAATATCTCTTTCTCGTTTTCCATAATGTCTTTTAATCTTTTCTTCCATTAATAGCATTTCATTCTGTATAACACCCGTATTTTTTAAAGAATTTCTAAAGGCATACTGATAAGAAGGGCGAAGTGCTAAATACTCGTGGAATAAAGCAGAAAATCCAGGCTTTTTTGTTGTATCTGTACTTGTAAAATATGAACCAGAACGATTTATAAATACTTTTAAGCCAGCAGATGAATTATAAGCAGGAATAACGTCTAGTAATATACCATTAGCTGTTTTGTCGTATCTTGTTGGAACTCCTGTTGTATTAATACCATCATAAAAACTCTGCATATCAGTTTCAGATTGCATATCTACTGGTCTTATTTCGTGATATATTCCTGCTTGGTCTTTAACCATTACTCTATAAATATCAAGTATAAAATTGCCTTGTTCATCTGTAACGAAAGGATAATCACGAACACCAGAAGCTAGACTTGTGGTTATTATTGGATAATCTGTGTGGTTTGAGTCATCAAATTGCCAAGTTCCACCACAGTCAAAAATTGTTGCGTATATATAATCTAAAGCTAAGTTTACATCTCTAGTTATATCTTTTAAAGGGTAAGAAACACGATTAGATTTAACATTTGAATCTATGAGCTGAACTATACCTGAATTGTTTGTTGTATCGCTAAATTGGAGGCTAATTTAAAGACACTTCAGCTACCAACTTATTAAAGTATGGTAACAATTTAGCTTCATCCTTTTTCTTTCTAGGATGATGAGCAACGCATAGTGTTATGCCGTTATTTATCTCAAATCTTAACTCTGGGTAATCTGCCCAACGTAAGATATGATGTGCTTGTAATTGACCATCACAGTTAACGTCTGCGATTCGACAAGTAAAACCATCTCTCTTAAAAACTGATTGTCTCCAGTCACGATATTCTCTGTTATTTAAAGAATGAATATCTCTATTGTTTGATTTTCCTCCTTGCCAATTCCAATGTTTATTTCCAATCTTTGCTTTACCTGCACATTCCATACATAAAATAGAGCGATGAGAGGATAGTTTTTTCCCACACATACAGTTTGGTTTTTCTCCTTTTATATTTAAAGATTTTGAATAACAAAGATGAGAACAAAATTTTTGATTTCTTGAAAGAAAAATTTTAAATTTAGAAGAACAAACACAACATATAATTGTTTTTCTTTTTAATATTCTGTTATATATTCCTCTTGGCATTTTGTTTTTGTTATTTAATTTGCTAATCCCAAAGGGTATAAACCCTTTGAGTTAGAAAACTATGCTACACGAGTGAAAACATAAGCTGTCGCACTTGAGAACATAAGTCTGTATTGAGCTAGACCTGTTACTCCTGATGCTACAGTTAAATCTCCAAAACTACCTGCTGTGTCTGCGGCTGCTGTTGATAGAATACCATTTGTTGCTACTGCAATAGTGACGGTATTTGCACCACCAGTATTATCAATAAACAAATCAAACACTGTACCTTTTACTGCATTCAATTCTGCACCTAACAATGTTCCTGTTGGTAGAGTGATTGTAGTAGCGGCTGCTGAAGTTGTTATGATATAACCTGTAGCTACTTCTCCTACTGTTGCTGTTGCTGTTGCTGGAATAGAAGCTGTAGAGAAGTGAGTAATCTTTGGATTACCAAGTGTTGGTCTGTCGTATGTAGGATTTAATCCGTTTGGGTTTGCCATTTTCTAATTCTTGATTAATTACTAATAATTATATTGACGACTTATTTATCTTTAAGTTACCTTCTACTGGGTCTGGAGCATTTTTAAGGTCTTTTAATCTTGAGATTAAACCTTTAACTAATACACCATTAATGATTTTATCATCTTTCTTTTCATCAAATTTTTGTTTGTTTTTGTAAGCATAGCCATTTAAAACTTTTGCATACGCTACTTGGGCTAAACTTGCATCTGCTGGAAGTTTTATAACTAAAGGCAATTCTGTTGGTCGTAAGTCCATAGGGTCATTGACTTCAATTCCTTGAGAGTCATCTACTATTTTTGGAGCTACTACTGGAGTTTCTTCTTGAGCTATAACTTCTTCTTCTATTTTTTCTTTTTTTATCATATTTTTATTTATTACCTAATGAGGGAGGTGAGTAGAACTTCGGCGGGGAAGCTCTGCTCACTCCCATCACTAGGAGTTTGTAATCCCGCCATTACGAATTTAGGCGATTGTGATGTCGATTGTAATTGCTTTCTTTTGATTCCAAAGTTTGAAACCAACAAGTCCGAATACAACAACTTCTTTACCAGTCTTACCAGTTACTGACTTTTCTTCGTAGTTAATTCCACGAGGAGAAGCGTAAGTAGCAGCTTTGTTTGGTCCGAATACTCTGTGTCCTGCGTTTGTTACAGTTGTAGTACCGATTGTAGCGTCTACGAATGTTCCAGAACGAACTACATAAATATCTGTACCTGCTAATTGTGTAACTTTACCATTCTTAAGCATTGCATCAGCCATTGAGAAGCCGTTAGTCATACCAGAAACCATAAATCCGACAAGGTCAGTATTTTCGATAACTAGGTAAGTACCATAAGTATTCTCGTAACCAGCTACTTTAGAAGCAAGGTTAGCGATGATTGTTAAGATGTTTGCTGCTGTTGTGAAACCTCCTGCTGGAGTTGTATATGTACCTGTTGCATCTTCACAGAGGTTATTGAGTACGAAGTAATCAATACCATAAGCTATTGCATACATCATATTATCAAGACGACTTGATGCAATATCAAATACTGCAAAGAAATCTTCGTGAGCAAAAATGTGTTCTGCGTAAATAACTTCGTCTGTTACTGTTAAAGCGTCATCTGTTACTGTCCAAGCTGTTACAGAGTATGTACCAGCTACTGCTTGAATAGTTGCAGTTGGTTGTGAACCATAAGGGTTTTGTATTCTTTTAAGGTCTGAACGGTCTACGTCACAGATTTTTTCTGCGATAAGTGAGTTACGGAGAACGAAATCGTACTGTGATTTTAAGTACTTATCTCTGTTTCCGTATGTGGACATTGTGTTAAACATATAATAATTCTTGGTTATATTTAATTAATAACCCGCCGAACTATTTTTTGCCTCCACGCTTCGCCCAGAATAATCTTTCAGCTTCTTCTTTATTTTCAGGAATTTCTCCTTTAGATAAATTAGATAGTAATGTGTCATCCGATACTTTACTTGCTCCACGCCTTGCATTTCCCGTATTAGACATTTCTGCTGTTTTTCTGAACTCTGCCTTTTCGGCTAGAATAGCCTTTGTTGCACCTAGTTTTAGAGTTTCAGTTAGCGATAGTTTTTTGAATTTAGCGAGGTCGAGGACTTCATCGATGTCGTCTTCGTGTATCCCATAAATTCTAGCTATTGTATCTTTGTCTAAATCTTGCACAACTGACTTAGGAGTTTCGCTAGGCTTTTGCTTTGCTAACTTCTCTGCCTTTTCAGCACGAATCTTGTAGTTATTTGCAAGTTCTTCAGCTTTCGCTAAACGAGCTTGTATTTCTTCTAAAGTTTCGTCTTCTTTTGGTGTTACTTCAGGCGTAACTTCCTCTGGAGTTTCAGGTATCTCCAAACCATTTTTATCAATCATAGATTTTAGTTTAAGGAGTGTGTTTCTTCACTCCAATTATATTTTAATTATACCACGAAACATTTGGTACGCAAAACTGTTGATAACTTATTTACTACTGTCCTGCATTAATCTCTTAGTTGCTTGTTCTGGAGTCTCATCTTTTCTTCCTGCAATAGCTTGGACTGTGATTAAAGCTGTTTGAATTGCACGAATATACAAGTTACGAGCAATTAATTTAATACCTAGTGGGTCAGCTTCTATCATTGGCTCATATTCTATGCTTACTTTTTCTCCGTCAGGATTTGTTAAAAGATTAAATGCTTTTTCAAACATATCTTTAATGAGTTTCTTTGATTCTATTGTTTGGTATACAGTATCTCTACTAGAACCGAATATTTGTGTTTCTGCATCTAGCCAGAAATCATTAAAAGCTATTAATCCTCTGTTATAATCTTGTACTGGGTAAACTTTACGTCTGAATACTTCTACTACTTCTGGATTTGAGAATGTTGATTTTATCAAATCCTTTTCTTCTTTTGTAATATCCTGTCCATAGAATAGTTTTCTTATTGAAATTAACAATGCTTCATTGTCAGCAAATGTTCCTTTAATAACTTCTATATCTTTTTCAGAATACATTAGTGGTCTTTGTTCCGCCATAATATCTTTTTAAATTAAACTTATAATTAACACATTTTACCCTTCTTCATTACTTTCTTACTAGCTTTCTTTATTTCCTTTTTTGGTGATTTTCCCTTCATATATTTATTGATTATTTGATAATGCTGGTATAGCTTCGACCTGTCCGCCATTAGGGGTAGCTATTGGTATCTCTTGGGCTGGTGGCATTTGTGATAGCTCTACTGGTGAAAGAAAACCTGTCTTAGATAGAGCTTTGTTTACAAGGAATTGTGCTTGTGGATTGTTAGCATAAGCTGGATTTGCAATGATAGTTAAAGCCTTATCTATCGTACTTAGCATTGCTTGTGTATCAGAAGATTCTCCTGTAATTTCTATTTCTATTTCATCTAAATTAATATCTTCAAATTCTTTTTTCCAGTTTATCTTATCTGGCTTTAAGAATCTTTGATTTCCAAAATCACTGTTTCTTTGTTCTGTAATAGTCTGTTCAATTTCAGCTATGTTAGGTGGATTTTTAACTTCACCATTCTGCAACATTTCATTTTTGATTATCTCGTTATTGATTCTTATTGCTTCATTTCTAACGAACTTAGCTTCTATTTCTTTTATACCTAGCATATCTAGTGTTGCCATTACTTCCTTATCATTGTTCATTTTCTTCATTAAGAAAGGCAAGATAAACTCTCTAAGCATATTTTCAAGGTGTAATCCTTTGTTTTCAGTCATTACTTCAAATAGTGAATATGACTCTTGTAGGATAGCTTCTGTTTGTCTCCAAGCTGTGCCTGATTTTGGAGCAATTCCTAGCATAGCTTCACTAACTCCATTTAATTCATTGCCTAGAGCTTTCCATTCTTGACCAAAGTTTGTAAGAGAAGTTACATCGTGTGAGTTATTGTTTACTTGAGAAAGTGGTTGATTGATTGCGTGAACCATTATATCGCCAGTCTCAATAGCTGATAGAGCGTTTTGCCCTACATAGTTATTGTCAGAAGTCTGGAATATAAGTTTAGAAGCCAAGTCTAGCTGGTCTTTAATAGCTTTCTTAGTGTGGTTTACCATCCATTGAGCATTGAATAGATTTTTAACAGAACCATTAAGAGTTACAGAGCCGTCTTCTGAAGGAAGCAACCAAGTAAGCATATATGGGCTTTTTTCTTCTCTACCTTTATACAAAGTGTAACAGTCTTCTCCTATTTCATTTGCTTTTCCTTGTAAGGAAATAATGTGCATTTGTTGAACTGGCTCTACGTCTTTATCATTGTCTGTTATTTCACTTAGAGGGAATTTTCCGTGTACTTCATACAGCTTATAGTAGTTGTTTTTATTATCTACATTTTGTTTGCTAGTTAATTCGCGAGCTTTTTTTGTATTTATTAAATCTTCTACTTCTTTCTTACCAAATCTATCATAAAGTTGAGTTTCAGTAAGCTCTAATGTTTCAATTTGAATGTTATCTTCAAAGTTTATTTGGTCTACAATAAGTCTTGACCACGGGACTGTTGAAATATTTAATTTTCCGTCTTTTTCTACAAACTTTACTACACTAGAATTAAAACCTGCTAAAGCAATACCCCATTTATTTAAGAAAGTACCAAACTTCTCTTTTCGCATCCAGTCTTGTAAGTGTATTGATAAGAAAAATACAGGTAAAGTTAGTTTTTCTTTAGTTGCTTTCAGTATCATATTCTTTCTATCCACATCAGTAGCTCTGTACCAAATATTACGAGATGCTAAAACAATGTTAAAGAAAGGTTTTTCTCTACCTAATGAGTCAAATTCTCCTGAAATATGTTTACTTTCTAGGTATGCGTATATTGTGTTTATGTCTGTATATAAATCAGTACGGACATACTTAGACATTAAAGTTCCACCACCTGAAATAAAGTCTGTTTCAAGTTTACGAACTCTTTGTGCTATTGATAATTCATTTATAATTTCCATATTTATGCTGAACTTCTAGCTATCATTGGAGCTTGCGTTGAATAACTAGGAGAACCTGTTAATGTTAAATTGTTTACGCCTGTTGAATCTGTTGCTACGTCATTAAATGACCAAGTACTTACTAATCCTGTTGAACTGTAAATATTTCTCTTATAAATATCATCACAGATTTCTCTAATGTTTGTTGGTATTCCATCAGGGAAAACATAGAAGAATTTATTTCTCATAAATCCATTAAAGAATCCAACTGTTGCATCAGAACGAGTACCCATCATATATGCACCTGTGTTTGTTAGACTTCCTGCTACTGTTGAAATAGTTGAACTAGCTACTTCAACATCATTTATTATGAAATGAGCTTTTTCACTACGTCTTCCGTAGATTATTATGTGATTCCATCCATTTGTTAAGTTTGCTACTTGAGTATTTACTGCACAAGTGGCATTTGTACTTCCATCAGTAAGTCTAAATTGAAGTGGCTTGTTTGCTGTATCTCCTCTGTAAAGTAAGTCAAAACCTATGTTAGAAGCATTTGAAACAGCATAACCTGTACCAGAATATTTACAATCTAATACTTGTATAGCTGAACCAATCTTTATATAGTACCAACCTCCAAACATAAAATCATTTGTACCTATATCTAAACCTATTTGTGAAGCATTTGCTATTGTAGCGTATTGAGATGAGGCACTTACTAGAGCAAGACTTTTTCCTGGTACTACTAACCTACGAGAAGCTAGAATATTAGGTGTTGTATCTACTATGTTTAAACTTGTTGGAGATTTACTTGATACTGTTTGTCTTTGTCTTGACCAGCCTGTAATCCAAGTACCACCTGTAAGAGTTCCATTATTAGCTGTTGTTGAACTATCAGTAATAGTAGTTCCTGAACCTTCGTCTATTGCAAAGTCTCCTACTTTACCTACTGTAACAGGAGCATTTTTATTATGTAAATCTTTTATTTCTGCTTCTGATAGAACACGACCCCACATTTTTACTCCATTTACACTTCCTTTAAAGTAAGAAGAACCTGCTGAAGAAGCACCACGTCCAATACGAACAGGAGCTGTACCATTTGCTAGAGTTAAAGAAGAAGCTAAGAACACATTTCTTAGTACTCCGTTTTTATAAAGTCTTATGTTTTTAGAAGAATCTACTGTTGCTACTAAATCTATCCATTCTCCAGGAATAACTTTATCTTCCACATACGCACCGTCTCCAAGTCCACCTGCGAGAGCAAACATATAAAAAGACATACGATTATTTCTGTCTTCAGAGTTTCCTGTTGAGTACATTCTAAAAGCCCATTCATTCTGTCCTGAGTCTAGTTTAGATAAGAAGTGAACATATCCTGTGCCTTCAGTAGTTGGTTGCGATAGAGTTGCTGGATTTACAGATACAGCAATTGAAAAAGCAGAATTTGTTGCATAACTATAAACATTATTATCTGGAATAGTAATGTAGTCGCTTGTACCATTAAATAGCACGCTATTAGAAAAGCTTACTGTTGTTGGAACTGCTGTTCTTGTTGTAGCAGTATTTCTAGCCATAATTATCTGTAAGAAACCGTTACGTTTACGTCTGCTGTTGTTGTAAATCCTACATATAATCCTGTTGAGAAAGAAGCATCTATCGTTACAGAGAAAGGAGCAAAAGGCGTTGTTGTAAATGTATGATTGAATATTTGTGTACCTGTTTCAGTTAAACTATCGTAAACGATAATTGAACCTGCTGTCGGAGCAGCATCATTACAAGAGAAAGTTAGAGTATGTAAAAATCCTGCTGAACCTTTTACTTGTGTATCTGCTGTTACCAATGAATAACTATTTCTTTGTTCTACTTTTAAAACGTCATTTGTAATATCTTCCCCTGCGATTATAGTGCCTTGAGTTACGTATGTATTCTCATTACCATCTACCTTGTGAACATTTGTCTCTATATCTGCCATTTTTATATTCCCCGCCTTTTAATTTGTAAATTATTATTTATATTATAACACATTTTAATAAGTCAAGCATTGTGGAAAAGTTATCTTGTTGAATTATTTGCTATTTGATGTCTACGTCTAGCGAATTGGTCTTGCATAGCACTTGAAACTTGAGCTTGTTTTTCTGTTTGGTCTGGAGCTATCTTGTTTCTTACCTCAAAATACATTCTCATTATAAAACAGTCACTATCGTCTGGACTTCTACCTAGCAACATTTTAATATCATCCTTACTTGTTGCTTTTCTTTTCTCGTCATTCTTTGTTATGTCTTGATATAAAGATAATTCTTCAATAACTTTCTCTTTATCTTCGCCCTGTACCCTACTAGCTATTTTATGGTTATTTATGTGTTCTGAAAGTATAAAAATACATTGCGAGCGGAGATTTACATAGTCAGAAACAAGCGGAGCGGACTTTGTGTAGTGAACATTAGGTAATAATACGATTGATTCATCGGTCTTTATTGGAGCGTATGATGATTTAAAAGGAATAATTCCGTCAAGTAAGCTAGAGTTACCAATACTTTCTCCTATTCCAATAGCATCTACTGTTATTCTTGAGTAAGGTATTTTATGTTCTTGTGCATATTCTCGTATCTTAGAAATAATAGTTTCGTTATTTATTCCATGAAATGTTTTACGCCAAACTTCTACTAAGCCTTCCCAATAAGAAAACTTTGTACTATCAGCTCCTTCTCCTGCTACGTCTACTATTAAATAGTTTATAGGTTTATCATCTACGGCATTACTGAACATATCAATCAAAGCTGGATAACTAAAAAGAGATTTTGTTGAATCTAGATAATCCCAATTACCCATTAGAAGTCTTTGTTTACTTGCTGTGTCAAGTGTTTGCAGATTTTCTTTATAGTATTGAGAAATGAAAGGGTTATCATCTACTAGAGATTCTATAAAAGCTTTTGTATGTGGCAAATTACCATCTCTATAAGGTTTATAGAAGTTATAGTACACATATCCCCTTGAAGGGTTACAAGTACCTAATATCTTTGGAACGATTCCATTTTCATCTAGCTTGTAACGAATACGAGATTTTACTATGTTCCACGCTTTCTCTACTATCTGATTACATTCATCTATAAAAGCCCCTGTTATTTCAAGTGAGCCAAGTTCATCAAAGTCTGGGTCAGACGGATAAAGGAATAAGTCTTTTAAAAGTATCTCACTTCCGTTATTAAACTTAATTACCCCAGTCTGTTGATTATATGCAAAGTCTATATCTGCTTTTAATCCTTGCATCTTTGCTACTTCAAAAAATGAATTAAGTGTTGTTTCTTTTAGTGTCTTGCCTTTACTTCTACCTATAAGCCAGCGAGTGCCTGGATATTTGTAGCTCATTTTTAATACCCAATAACAACCTAGAATAGATTTACCACCTCCTGCACCACCTCCATAGATAACTTCTTTAGTTATGTTATCTTCAAGAAAATCAAGAGCTTGTGTTTGTTTTAATGATAGTTTCATATTCAAATTCATATTCAAAATTAGTAATCATTTTAAAGTTATCTATATTTTCTAATTTTTCTTTAAACTCTTTATCTGCAAATTCTTTTAATTTATCTAAATTAATCATATTGTTTTAATTAATAGTTTCATTTAGAAACATAATTATCTAATAAAGATTTAATAAATACTTTTTTTATATCTTCTACTGAAGAATGATTACCTGTTTCTGCCCATATCATATTTTTTCCATCTTTTAAATTTAGTACAGCAACTCTATGGTCTGGAAGATTCCATAATTTAGCAAAGTGACCAAAACCGATATCTATAAGTTCATCTTCTTTTGTTTTTGGTAATTTATTATTTTTCATTTAAATAAGTCTTTTGTTCATTCCAAGTTATCTTTTCTCCCTTAGAGGTTAGGTCTGTTTCTGTCTTCTCGCTAAACTTCCCTTTATTCAATCTTGATAGAGTAAATTTAGTAGCATCCCATTGTAAGTTCTTGTTTTTTTCATCTCCGAGAAATTCCGATAGATTATCCATGGCCTTTCTTACTATCGTTGAGTCTTCTAGTGCTTCATCTAGCCATTTAGGCATTTGATAACTTATACTTTCTGCATATTCTTGGCTATAACCTGCTTTTAGTGCTGACTGAAGATAATTGCTGAATGTTTCACTTTTTGGGTCAAGAAAACACTTTAAGAATAGTTCTTGCTGGAGATTTAGTATTATTCCTTTTGTTTCTTCTTTATCCATTAGTATATATATTCTCCTATGTGTCCAATATCCATAGTTGGGTCACAATAAATCTTATAATCGTTTCTAATTGCTTTAAGGCAGAAAAATACATCTTCGCCTACTTCTTCCTTTATTATATCATCTTTAAAGTCAAAATAGGGAAATCCTATCTTTTTAAATACATCTGTCTTTATTAAAGCACATCCTGTTCCTATTGTTGCACATTCAAATAAATCTTCTGGTATTTGCTTGCCTACTAATTTTCCGTCTTCTATAAACTTTATAACTGTTTCTTTATTCGGGTTTCTTTTGTGATAATTTGCTCCGATTATATCTACATTTCTATTTAAAAGGCGTTCTAAAACTTCTGGAGCAAAGCACATATCAGTATCTATAAAGAATATATGGGTGTAGTTACCTTTTAATGCTTCTATTACAATGTCGTTTCTGTTCTTATGCACAAGGCAACTTTGCTTTAGTATTAAATCTATATTCGGGTATTTTTTAACCAAAGAAAACAGTGTTGCTACTGTCTTACTTTTCATATAGTCTGCTGATGATATTCCTATTGCTATTTTATTCATATCAATTTACTTATATCTAATTTCTTTTCTTCTTTCTCTTTTGGTAGCATAGCTTCCGCCTCTCTTTCTGTAATCTTACCATATAAACCTGATGTTAGTCCAATTATACAATCCTTTCTTACTGCTTCTCTGAGGTCTTTATCTTCTATGCTTTCTAGTTGTCGTATGTATGCTTCCTTTTCGCACTCTATTCTAAACTTCTTATCATTTAAGTATTTCTTTGTGAAAGTATCTAGCCCGTATTTCTTCTGTTGTTTTAAATGTACCTTTTCGTGTTCTAAAACATCTGGGTAAAGTTCGTGATTACTGTAAATAGTATTATCGTACGCTATTACTGTATCTTTATTTATTTTAAAGAATTTTGAGAACTCTTTTAAGCGTCTAAATTTATTGAGTGGTTTAATTTCCATAATCCTCACTCCTGCCTATTCACGAGTGGCACGAATGAGAGATATAGCAACTAAGCTACTTCTTCTGCACTTTCTTCAACGACTACTTCTGCTTCTGGAGCAGTTTCTTCTGCAGGCACGATTACTTCTTCATTTTCCATAGTATTTTTTATAGTTAAGCTAATAATTACTTACATTATATCATTATTTTTTAGTTTCATCTACTTTTCCATCTAATATTTCGATAAGTTGTCCTGTTACGATTGAAAACCAAATTTTGGTATCTTCAAGTTCTTTTTTAATAAAAACTATTTCTTCTGCTTTAAGTTCTACTTCTTCATCACAAGCGAATTTCTTACCTAAAATCCATCCGAGTGTTGGGTTTGATACTTGACCACCAAGCATCATACTTATTGCCATTCCAACTGTTAAATCTTTTTCTCCATTTTTAATATTTTCTCCTTCAAAGTTTTTTAAAATTTCTTTTGTTTTTATGATTTTCATATAGTTATATTATATTATTAAATCGTTCCCTTGTCCACTAAATCACTTAAATCTTTTCCTTTTTCTATTTTTATCTGTTCACCGCAATCTGTACAATCCAATCTAATATTTGTCGGGAAATCTACTTCATGGAAGTAATGTCGATTGAACCAGCACATTATTCTTTTCAAATTTATTTTCCATCCCTTACCTAGATACAACCCTCTCTTTAAGAACACAAAGAATATCAACCATTTAGGTAAATTCCATCCTGTTCTTTCATTCATTTGATTATAAATATTTCTCATATATCTTTTAAATCACTTAAATCTACCTTAAACTTCTTCTCAATTACTCTCTCAGGCAAAGGTCGACCGCTTCTATGCCAATCAAGATCACAATAAAACTGCTGTTTGTTAATTGTATTCTTCCTATATCTAGGATGGATTTGAAGACGTTTCGGGAGTTGTTTTTGACAGATGAAGCAACGCATTGTTATTTATTAAACTTTTTCCACCCAATATCTACGTGGTCTATTTTAAATCTAGTCATCAGTAATTCAAGTTCTATTAAGAAACTTTGTATAGATTCCTCATCCTTTAAATCACTTTTTACATCCCCTACTAAATTAATTTTTAATTCATTCATATTTCTTTATTGTTTAAAATAAAATTGCTAATAAAATGGCTAAAAATATCAATCCTGTGTTCCAATGGAAATAAATTACTACTGCTATAAATCCTAATAATGCGATTAATTTCATTTTTTTTGTTATTTATTGTTTATTGATAATTTCTAAAACATCTTTTTCTACTAACATCGGTGTATTTTTTTCTTCATCGTTTTCACTATGGCTACAATCTTGACTAAATTTTGACCGTTGATAGCGAGTAAGGTAACTCAATTCCTCCACCATCTTAGCTTTCTTTTCTGACATTTTGTTTAGCCAGAAGTCAGATATAACCTTTGCTCCATATAATGAAAGTATTTCTAATCCAGTATTATCATTATCGCAAAATTCTGAAAACTCCTCTTTTAATTTTTCTGCTTCTGTTTTGTTCATAAAATTTTTATTCTAAAAGCCTCCAAATAAAAATGGAAACAGTAGCTGAAAACCAACCTTGGTTGAATTGGCTTAATGAGGTTAATCTGAATAAATAAATAATTCCCATTCCGATAAGGATAGCCAATATAAATTCTAAAATAAAATTCTTCATATTATTCTTTAATTAATTCTTTTAAATAAGCGACTGCTTTACCCCATCCTTCAGTGAGGTTTATTTCGTGGAATCGGAGGGCGTTCGATTTCCATTCAAGTAAAACTGCATCAAACTGACTTGCGGGGTTTTTTGCCCATGTTGCCTTACCGAGTGCTTGCCAGAAGAGGGGGTCGCAAGTCATTTCACAATGTTTTTTAGATATAACACCAGCGTTACAAAGATACCAATCTTCATACCCTCCCTCTATTGCTTTTTTGATTATGTTTTCCATTATATTTTTTTAATTAATTCTAATATCTGTGCTACTACTCTTCGACCATTTCCACCACCTGAAGTATCTATCTTTTCTATTTTATTTACAATTTCTAACATCTTTTCTGTCATTTTTCTTTCCGATTTTGTCGCTTCTAAAGCGATTTTTATTTCTTTACCTTTTTCAGAAAGTCTGCTAGATACTTTAAAATAACAATCTCCATTGTCGTGTTCAAGTTCCCACTTAGCCCTCTCTGATTGGATAATCTCTCTAACTAAATTATGAAAACGAACACTATCCACAGAACCATCCATACGCAAATAATTTACTAAGTCTTCAAGCTTTTCACCCCAGTTTTTCCAGTCGTTATCAGTATTAAGAATATAATGTAAAGAAAATCCATTCTTTAGTATAGATGCACGTATAGAATCTCCTTCTTTATCTTCCGAAGATTCAGGGATGAAAGGTTTGCCACATTGATTACAAATCGGTTTTTTACCATATTTTGTAGATATTGATATTGCTTTTTTTGCTCCGCAACACTTTGATTTTTCTTCTTTCATAATATATTTACACATATCGCACATTAGCTTATAAAACTAGTTCTTTTTGATTTTTAGTGTTTTTTGAGATAAAATCTTTTTAAGTTTTAATTTAATTTTACTTTCGTATCTATCACATTCCTCACAATCACAACCATCACTAAAACTTCCTGCTAAGAAACCGCTTCTTATTAGTTTTATTATTTTATTTATTATTATTTCTTCTTTTGGTTCCATACTTTTTTTTAATTAGCTTATAATTTTATTTTGTTTAGATAAACTATATTTTGTTTTTGTTTTCTTTGTAGATATTTTTCCTGCTGGTGTTTGTTTCCATAACTTTCTATGTTTTGCTTTTAATCTTCTACCATTAGGAGTTTGGGTATATTTTTTAAACCATTCAGAGCTACATTTTTTACACCAAGAGGTTTCATAAAAATAATTCTTATTCATTCTTTTCGAGAAAACCTTTTTTATCCAAGTATAAAGTTTTCCTTTAGTTGTCTTGCATTCTCTACAAAATCTTTCTCTCATACTCTTTTTTATCTTATACTCCCTATTCGACAATAGGGGGGATTACCTATCTCTTATTTACTTATAAAGGGTTAAACTATCTTTTTATAGTACTTCTAACTTTTTTACATCCATAACATACTTGTGTTAAAGCATCGTGAAAAGTTGAGTATACTGCTTGTTGTGTGTGCCGACCTTCACATTCTTTTATTTGCTCTCTTATATCTTCTTGTTTTTCTACATATTCGTAATCTAGTTGCATTTTAGTATTCATCTTTATTTAATTCTCGTAATATTTTGACCTTTGAAGTTCTAACTTTTCCATCACAATCTTTTGAAACTATAATATCTTTAATGTTAGTTTCACATTCAAGGATAGCTAAATCTTCCCAGTTTTTACCAAATAATCTTGCCCAATTTAAGTGGGATAAATGTATTCCTTTTGAACAAGATTCTTCTATTGAAGTATCACATTCTATTTCTTTTGTTTCTCCTATAATGTATTCAGTAGTTTTATCATAATCAGCGATATATTTATCATTTATTTTATGCACAGCTTTGTATAATATTGCTTTTTTACCATTTGTATCTACTGGATATAACTTTGAGAACATTGTAAAAGTAGTATCTTCTTTTATTGTTTTTTTAATTTGAACAAATGTTACATCTTTTCCTAAATCCATATCAATTTTTTCTGTTCCTATTTGCCTAATCAAATTCATACCTTTAGCAATAATTTTTTTAGCAGAATAAAGTAATACAACAGAAGCCAAGCCAGTTAAAAGTAAGATAGTTGCGTTATCATAGACATACTTGATAGTTGCGTTACCAGAGACATACTTGATAGTTGCGTTACCAGAGACAGACTCGATAGTTGCGTTATCAGAGACAGACTCGATAGTTGCGTTACCAGAGACATACTTGATAGTTGCGTTATCAGAGACAGACTCGATAGTTGCGTTACCAGAGACATACTTGATAGTTGCGTTATCATAGACATACTCGATAGTTGCGTTACCATAGACATACTCGATAGTTGCGTTATCAGAGACAGACTCGATAGTTGCGTTATCATAGACATACTCGATAGTTGCGTTACCATAGACAGTTATATAAGCATCATTAAAACTTTTATTTATACATAGATACTCTTTTGTATCTTTTATTTCTATTCTACCTTTATAATCTAAAGGGATTGAATCAAATTCTTTTTGTGTTGTTACTATTATTTCACTTGGTAATTTTTTGTTAAACATATTTATGGTTTTAAACTTTTTAATATTGATAATACTTTTATAATAAAACTTAACTTTTTCTTTTCTTTAACTAAGCCGTTGTTTTTAGGTGGGGTTACATACTCTACACTTTCTCCTTCTAATTTTGCTCTTTTCTTTCTTGCTTCTAATGCTTTCATTCTGTGTATTGCTTCTTCAAAGATTTGCTCTTTGCTTTTCCCTTTATCAGTCTTGCGAGGTTTTTTAAAAAAGTTTTGACACTCTAATACGTCATCTTGCTGAACTTTTAACATATTTTTTGTTTTCATATAGTTTACGATTGTTTAATTATTTTTGCTGTTAATAAAGAGTGACCAGTTCTTATAAACAATCTTTCTGTAAAGTCTATTATTGTTTCAAGTGACCTTGCAGTTTCATAAAATCCTTCTTTAAATCGTAACTCTTGTGGTTCATCACCTTTGAAATAAACAAACTCGACTTCATATAAATACTTTTTATTTTTACTCATATACTTTAATTATACTCTTAACTTTTGTTAAGTCTACTACCTACCTGTGGATAACTATTTAGCTAGACAAATCTGCCTAACTCTTACCTTAGTAATTCCGAATTTCTCTCCTATCTCTCTCAAGGTGTATCTTTGCTTTCTCATTCTCTTTATTTGTTTGTTTCTATCGGTTAGCTTTTTCATAATTGTATTTCTACTCGTGGATTTTTCAAATCTTTATTCTTTATAATTAGTAAACTTTGTATCTGACTATCATCTTCAAAGAGTATTCCAGTAAGAGAGTCAATCACGATTTTATTGTAATTATCTATATCTCTTTTTCTGTTATCTCCGAAGAAAAGTTCTATCCGTAAATCAATATCTGTTTTTAATGGCTTTCCTTTGTATTGAGATTTTAGTTGCCACTGATAGCTTTCTTTTAAATCTTTACCGTCTTTACTCATATAAACACTTGCAAACTTTCCACGACACATTGACTTGTATATATGATTTGTAGATAACGGATTTCCTTTAAGTATAAATTCCATTTAATCGTTCTCGTTCGTTTTTATAATTGACGACCTTTGAATATTTAAGTAGTTCTTCATCTGTTGCTTTGTTTAAAGCGTACCAAACATTCTTTTCTTTTTGTAAATCTCCACAGTCTTGATATTGGTCTACTGCGTGATGAAATGCACAAAGGAATATTATCGCCCACGCTTCATCTATTTGTTTACCTGCATATATCAAAGTATGTTCTCTAGTTAATCTACCTTTACAAGTTCCTTCTTTGTGTCTAGCACAGATTTGCTTTTCTTTATTTAATACTTCGTTTACTTGTGGTGAGATTGGTCTCATATAATAAATTATATCATATATGCAACACCATCCCTTATAACTATTTGTGGCTTTTTAGGTATCGGTATACTTTCTCCAAGTCTTGCGTATCGTGAAAGATTTTGTTTGCGTTTACCTTTATAGTATGAGACAAGAATTTCTGGTGTGTGGTTAGGATATTTCTTTGTTGCACCGCCTGCCATAAATCTTAAATGTCTTCCACAACTTTCAGGTAAGTACCCAGCTTTTTCTGCTACAAGTCCTAGAGTTCCCTTAGTAAGCCAGCCGTCTGTCTTATTTATTTCTTCTAGTAAGATTTTTTTTAAGCTAGGTTCTTTCATTTTAATTACTTACATACCCTAAACTTTCTTTTGTTGGTACGACTATATCCAACTCTGCACACTTTTCTAATGTAAACTCTATAAGTTCTATCGCTTCACTAATACTCATTCTCGCTTTATTACTGATTGATTTTCTAACTTCTTTTGTTATGCCATTCACAGTTATTTTTTTAGTTCCGAAACACATTATCATTAGCCATTCGTGAAGTTCTTCACTTTTATAACCTAACTCATTTGCCATAAGTCCAAGAATTGTCCAATAGTACCTTAATTGATTTTCACTTCTTGTTGGTTTTTTAAAGGTTAGAAACATACTACCAACTTCGCCTATTTTACATTGAGTATTTAAGAAGTGCTGGTAATAATCTCTTGAAAGTAATTCAAGTTTCTTTTTTCCTTCACTTGATACTATTTTAAATTGAAAACTATTCTCTGGTACTTTCTTCATTAAAGTCAATTATGTTATCTTCTTCGTGTTCATCGTCATCATCTACCTCAACTTGTTCGCCACCGACCACAGGCGTAACTTCTATATAATTCTTAATGCCTTGTTTTTTCATTTCTAGTATTACTTCTTGTCCTTCTGAAACTTCTGCAAGTCTTTGTACTAGGTATGATAATTCTCCTTTATCATTTAACTTTTTTGTTTGATAAGTCTTTGTTTCACCATTTTCTTCTAAAAGGTATCGGACATAATCTATTTCTTTGCCAGATTTTGGGTCATTACCCTTAACAAGTTTATCTGCAACTAATTTAACTCTATGAGAGCCTGTACTTTCTGTACCGCCTCCTGCTTTTTTAGTACCTAATCTTAATTTTGGTTGTATTCCTGCTTCTTTAAGAAGTTGTTTCGATAATTTCATATTTTTTTTGTAAGTTATTTATAATAGTTTCATAGCCCATTCTTTTCATTTCTTCAATCTTTTCTAAGTTACTTTTTGTCATTGTTGCTTTTTCTTTTATGCGTTTTATAACTCTATTCCAACTAGATACTAATGGAGAATAAAATTCAAAGTATTCGTCTGGAGTTTCAATAGGTTTTTCTTTTCCATCTAAAAATATTGTGTAAAGCATTGTCAAGTATGGTGAGTATTGTATCTTCCAATTTGTTTTAAACTTTTCATCTTCCCATAAAATCATTTCTTCTTTTGGTGGTTCAATATCATCTTTGTAATACTTTGTTATCTGTTCTAAGTCTTTTTTTATTTCAAGTTCCAAAACTGGTGCAATTTTATCTATGTTGTATTGGAGTAATCGGCAGTCATCTCGGCAAACATACACGACATCAGTAGGGATTTTCTTTACTAAATGATACACACTCGCTTGTAACATATGGTGAGTTCTAGGATTATCTTTTGAAAGTAAGTCTTCAAATATAAATGAGCCAACAGATTTTATTTCAATAATCTTCTGTGGTAATCCATCTGGATATGATGCCCTAAAACTCTCTATAATCGCTTTAGCGGAGTTTTTAATGAAATATGGTATATCTTCTGCTTCGAGCTTTTCTAATGCTTCTGCGTAGTTTATAGCCCCACCAGCAATGAAGTCTAGTTTACCAGATATAGGCAAAAGGTCAGGATATTCTAAAAGGCATCTATTTTGTGTTGTGAATGGTATACCAGCCTTGATTAAAACAGTCTTGATAATCCATTCCCATATATCTCCAGCCATAAACTTTCTCATACTTCTACTATTCGGTGGGTTTGTATACGCTGTGCCTTTTAGTTTGTGCCATCGGTCAATCATACTTCCGCCCAATTCACTTGCATAAAGTCTTGCTCGTGGCTCGATAGCTCGTTCGTTTCGTTCTAGTGTACTATTCCAAATATCTGCAATAGTCCAATTATCCATAAAGTACCATTAAAACTGGTAATACCACAAACATTGTTCCGACTATAATTATTTCAAATCCATTTCTTGTTGTTTTCATATTAAAATTCTTTAGTAGTTATAGTTTCATCTAATAATCCTCTAACTATTTCATTCCATTCGTTACTGTGCAATCCGTCATAGTTTGATTTAAATGTTTCAATGCTTTCTTGACCAAACTTATTTGTAACTTTTATTTCTACGATTATTTTATCCATAAGATTAATTCCAATCAATTAATTTATTATCATCGACATATTTGATAAATTCTTCTTCTAGTTCACTTCTTATATCTGCATTCCAAGCACATAGATATGAACTTTTTAAATCTACACCAACCATTAAACTTTGAAACTTTTCCATAACTTTTTTCTTTAACTTTTTACCAGTTGACGAGACTGGCTTACTAATATCTATATTGTATTCCTATCCTTAACAAAAGTAAATAGTGTAACTGTGGATAAACTATTTTGGTATAAATTTCAAAATATGTGCCACTACATCTACATTGAAAGCGTTACCACAGCATTTATATCTTTGAGAATTTGAAATACCCTCTGTGTAATTATCTGGTAATCCTTGTAGGCGTTCACATTCGATTGGTGTTAGTTTACGGATTATAGAATTATCATTTACAAGTTGTCCTGCGACCGCAGTCGTTGATTGTGGATTTGTACCTAATACCTTTGCTTTTCCATTTGGAACAATAGTATCATTATAATAATCAAGTGCAGTTCCGTGTGGTTCTTTTTCTATACGATATAATCCAGTCTTTGCACCTCTACCACCACCTAAGGCACTTAAGGCAACAGATTTGCCCTCTGGAGAGTATATTCTATCTCCTTGTCCACCTTTACCTATTTGACCTATACGAACCATACTATCCCCAGAAACAGAAGTCATAGCGTTTGCTTTTTCATCACTTCTTGTTTCTATTTGTTTTACTCTTTGCTCTCCGTCTTTTTTATATCTTGGAAATGTTCTACTAGCACACCCTTTAACAATGTATTTTTCATCTACTTTTTCTTCTAAAATATCTTTCAGTAATATTCCTTTATCTTCTGGCAAGGTTACATTTGGTATATTTGTCCAAAATAATCGCTTTCTATTTTGAGCAGAAACAAAGGCGGCATTTATCATTACAGGTTCTACCCCTAGAGTTTTTGATATAAGTTCTTTTGCTTCCTTTGGCATTGAGTTTACATTTTCAAGAATAAAGTATTTTGGTTTTACTTCTTTTAATATACGTACATACTCCCAAAATAAACCAGAGCGTTCACCATCTAGTCCTTTTCTATCTTTTTTTGCAATAGAAAGGTCTTGACAAGGTGAACCACCAATAAGTAAATCAATTTCTCCTAACCATTCAGTGATAGGTTCAGTTGGTGCAATACTTTGTACATTTCCTAACTGCTTAATATCTGGATAATTCTTTTGACTTATTTGTAATGCGTACTTATCAATCTCACTTGCGTAGTATTCTTCTACAAGTATTTCTGCTCGTTCTAAAGCTACTCTGGCACAACTTATTCCATCAAATAAACTTAGTATTTTCATATTTTATAATTCTCATTATTTACTTCTAAATTCTCAAAAGGTTTATTATTCCATAGCCATTGTTCAAAACTAAGCATCTCGTGTTTACTTACCCCATTCTCTCCTGTAATGGTTCTCATTTTATATTTTGCGTATTCTTCTATATCTTTTTCGTCTGACATTTTATTTAAGTTGTAACACTTTAATACACATTGATTGACTGAACATTGCAAAATGAGTTTCTTCATAAGGAATATCCAACAACTGTGACAATTTATAATAATATTTTCCTTTTTTATTACTACCAATTTCTTTGTAATCTGGTGCGTATTTTTCAATCCAGTAATTCTTTGCTTTTATACGCAATGCTCGTGTTGTTTTATTTGCCATAGTTCCTAGTGGTTTTTCAGTATTATTATGACAACCTACATACGCATCACAAGGTTTACATAGCCAACACATAAAAGATTTGCCATAGTTTTTACCGTATATCTCTTTATTCTCGCACCACAGTGCTTCTTTTTTACAATAAGGACAAATCATTTTATTTTATGCTACCTAATAAATAACCTCCAATGTTTTCATTTCTATTCTTTTTATCTTGTGCGATTGATTTCATATAATATAATGTTGATAACTTTTGCGGAGCGAGGATAATAGCAAATGATTTCTCTGATACTTCTTTTATAAACATTTTGCTTTTTTTAAAAAGTAATTGATTTTCTTTAGTGTTTCCCTTTCTATTTATTTTACACCATTCACAATATTTCTTCCAATTAGCTTTTTTTCTGTTTCCTATATCTCCTATGTATAAAGCATATAATTCTTTAAGGACAGAAGCTCTTTCTGAACCTTTCTTCTTTATTACATAATTATATTTTAATAAGTCAGTTATTGATTCCATTTTCTAATAATTTTAATAAAAATAAATTCCAAGATAAACCCGACCTTTTATGTTTATCTTTAAATTTCTGTTTCGTTCCTTTATGAAGTCTTATAGTAAAAACATCATATTTTATTTTTTCATTTTTGCGTTTTATTTCTTTCATATTTGCGTAATACCATAGGTAATACTAAAACCCAACTCCCAATCTCTCCAATTCACCGAGGTATCCAATGATTTCTCTGGTGTAACTTGTCCCTTTTTAAAGGATAGTTATGTGATGATTAAGTTATAAAGAGCGATTAAATAAAATGCTTGTGGGGAAAGCTACGATTGTGCAACGATTGAAGGGACTTATCTAAGCCTTATGTACAATATCTCTTAATGCCCAGCCACTTAGTATAACTAAGACCTTCCCCCATAAACATTCTATTTAATTTTCAATGATACCTACGGAGCCATTGTGTCGATTGTTACTTTAACTCATCCTTGTTAAGTCTGTGAGTACCTAGTACAGGTGTTGGGTGGACTTTAAAACAAAAAAACACTTTCGCGAGAAGTGGAAAGATTTCTCTCTCCACCACCCAAGAAAATGTTTTTAATGGATGGTATACTCCTCGCGGTAAGATTTCTCCTACACAAGAATTATACCAAATATTTAATTTTATTGCACAAGTCTATTTATATCAAAACTGTGGATAAACCTGTTTATAGTTGCAATATAACACAGACTATGATACAATGCAAGTAGTTGAAACTTCTTTTATAGGTGTTAAATTCAACTACAAAAAAAAATAGCTATCTAAAGACTTCTTACATTCGTGAGAGGTCTTTTTGTTTTTAAGATAATCTTTTATTTATAATGTCTATATATTCTTGAGAGATTTCTATACCTACATAGTTTCTGTTATTTTTCTTTGCCATTTTTAATGTTGTTCCACTACCCGCCATTGGGTCAAGAATTATATCTCCTTCATTACTCCAAGAGAGTATGTGGTCTTCTGCAAGTTTTTCAGGAAATTGTGCAGGGTGTCCTGTCGTTCCTGCATTGGTGGCTAAATCCCAAACATTTTCTTTTTGTTTAGTTTGTTTTACTTCGTTATTATTGTGTCCTTCTGAGGTAGAACCAGTGGTGTCCTGATAAAAAGTTCTTTTATTTGTCTTACTTCCAGCATTTTTACAATCAACCATAATCGGATTAAACACATTCAGTTTTCCTTTACTGAATACAAACATATATTCAAATGCCTGTTCGTATCTATTGTGAGTGAGTGGAATGTAGTTTATTTTTCTGTATATCATCGTATCGTGCAGATTAAATCCAATATCCTTGAAGTAAAGTGCTTGTTTGAATGATGTTCCTGTTTCACTTCCTTTAATTGTGGCATCTCCTACTACCCAAACTACTACACCACCATCTTTCACTATCCTAAATAATTGTTTGGCAATTCCTTCAAAGTCAAAAGTATATCCTTTATAATCTCGCAAGTTATCGTATGGAGGGGAAGTCAAAACCATATCAATACTCTTATCAGGTATATCTTTCATTACTTCTAAGCAGTCACCTTGTATTACTTTGTTTGTAAATTGTTCCATATTATTCTTTAGGATTTGTATCCTGTGTTAATCTTTTATTTATAATGTCTAT